TTTTCCGAGTATGCCAGCCATTCGGCGGGATCAGAACCACAAAGGAGACTGGGAAAACGAGTACAACGGCGGGTATTACGCGGCGGGTATATTAGGTTCCATAACTGGGCATGGCTGTAATTACTTTCTCCTTGATGATCCTGTCAAGCCCGACGAGGCGCTGTCTGATACGATCCGGAGCAGCACGAACGAAGCCATACGTAACACGGCTTTTTCCCGGTTTAACGATCCACGAGACGGGCGGTTTATCCTCATTATGCAGCGTTTACATGAGGATGATCCGACCGGACACCTGCTGCAAGACGGCGGGTATCATCACTTAAAGCTTCCAGCCGAGGCCAAGAAGCCTGTACTGATAACGCTTGGTGATAAATTCTGGGCGATGGAAGAGGGCGAACTTCTCTTTCCGCAGCGCTTAACAAAAGAGGTCTTGGATGACCAGCGCACGAATCTTCTGGACTATAACTATGTAGGGCAGTACCTCCAAGAGCCTGTTGCGCTCGGCGGCGGTGAATTCAAGGACAACTGGGCGCAGCATTATAAGGAGGGCGGTATAAACGCCCGTGAAATGAACGTTTATATTCTGTGCGATCCGGCTGGCGGTGAAGAAAGTCAGAAAAGAAAGAAGAAGCTCTCGGACAGGACGACCTTTATGGTGGTTGGTTTGGCAAGTGATAAAAATTATTATTGGCTGGATGGAATCTGCGACCGCCTCAACCCGACCGAAAGAATAGACCGCCTGTTTGAGCTGCACCGTAAATGGACGGGCCTTACAGGCAAGGGAATAAAAGTCGGTTACGAAGAGTATGCGCTGATGTCCGATATCCATTATATCGAAAAAAAGCAGGAGGACACGACATACCGCTTTCCGATTATAAAGCTGGGAGGAAACAAAATCAGCAAGAATGACCGCATCCGTAAGATGATTCCTGATATGCAGCATGGGCGCTGGTGGTTTCCGCAATCCATGACAACTGTTGATTACATGGGGCGTACAATTGATCTTGTCAGGGAATTGACGAAATCTGAAATGCCCACCTTCCCAAAAGCGAGGTACGATGATATGCTGGATGCGATGAGCAGAATTTATGACGCTGAGATGGACTCTATTTTTCCGGCGATAAAATCGCCAAGTATAACAAAAGATTATCGTTCGGGACGCAAGCGCAAAGCGGCTCAGGGCTGGATGGAGTGTTGATATATGATATCAGATAAACAGCTTGCCGCACGCATTAAAAAACATAAATCAGAAGCCGACAGGGCGCTGGCAAAAGAGCTTGCCGCACGCATTAAAAAACATAAATCAGAAACCGACAGGGCGCTGGCAAAACAGCGTGAAAATATCAGAAAGTGCAATGCTTTCTACGAAGCAGATTTTATGGATTATATTGACAATCTGCAATTTCAGGATCAGGGCGGCAACCCCAAGCGCACGATGGTGCAGATCAGCAAGGTGCAGGTTTATATTGATGCCGTCTCGGGATTTTTTGCGCAAAACAGGCGCAAACCTGCTTATGTTGCGACACTGGAGGATTCGGAGGTACAGGAGGCTTTCAGCAAATATACCACAGCTCTTTCTGATTACTGCCGTCGCAATGCAAATGCAGATCAGGCTGAAAGTCAATGTGACCGAGATATGCTGATAGGCGGGATCGGGGCAGTTGAAACGGCGCTTTCGTATGGGGAAGGATATGCGACGAAGGAAAAGAACGGTGAAATTATTATGGGCGCGCTGGACAATCTGGCTGTGTTTTATGATCCGGCGGCCTGTGCCCCGAACCTGCTGGATGCGCGGTATTGTGGCATAACAAAGCAGTATGAGCTTGAAGAGGCGCTTGCCCTGTTCAGTGATTCAGAAGATGGTGATTTTGAGGCGGCGAGTAGCTCGCAGGGCGGTGATGGTTATAAATATGATCCGGCGTTGGGTGGAAGCTACGACCGTATCCGGTACGATTATCATGACGAAAAATCAAATATGGTTAATGTTCATTTTTACCATTGGTATGAGGTTGATACATATTACCGCGCTGATAACCCGTTGTTTTCGGTGGAAGACCCGATGCTGGCGTTAAATCTCTCGGCGTCTCTGGATCTGCTGGCAAGCGAGCATGGCTTTGATGCGCGATCAGAGCAGATAGAGACAGACGCGGCTGGAAAGGCAGCGATTGAAGCGGCGCTGTTTGAAGGAGTCGAGTTTTTCCCGTTTAAGAAAAAGATTTTTTATAGCGCCGTTGTTTCTGGCGAAAAAGTTTTTGTAAACACACTTTCGGAATCACAGCAGGGGTTCCCTATAAAATTCAAGACAGGCAAGCGATATAAAAATCAGGGGATCTGGGCGGGAATGGTTAATTCCATGATGGAGCCGACGATTTATTATAATAAAGCTTTGACAGAATTAATGTTTGTGATTGCCGCCAATTCCAAAGGCGGCGCGATGATTGAAGAGGATGCCGTCGATGACATTCAGGAATTTGAAGAAGGTTATGCAAGGACTGATGCCGTTGTTGTCCTTCGCTCCGGCGCATTGCAGAATGGCAAGGTACAGTCGAAAAAACAGGCGTTCCAGCCCACGGGATACGAGCAGATTATCGGGTTTTCGGATGCAACAATCAGTGAGGTTGTCGGGATTGACAGAACGTTTCTTGGTTCTTCTGAAAACCGTATGGAGCCTGCGTCATTACAACGCCAGAGGATCAGGCAATCTCTTACGGTTCTTGCGAATTATGTTGATAGCATAACGCTTTACGCAAAGGATCATGCCCGGCTTATGCTTGATCTTCTGCGTATATTTGCAGAAAATAATAAAGGGGCGCTGTTCCATATTCTGGGGTCTGACGGCGCAATGGAGTACGCGGAGATCAATCCTGAAATTGTATCTCTGGAATACAGTATTGATGTGAAAGACGCGCCACAAACAGCGGACGAGAAGCAGGAGAATGCGAATATTCTATTGTCAATTGCAACGCCTCTTTTACAATTGGGTGATCCAGTCGGAAAGGTTGTGCTTGCCAAGGCCATCAAGAATATGGCGATTGACGGGGAAGATGCGCGGGAGATTATAAAAGCCCTGATGCCGGAAGAGGGTGATATTGATCCGGCCTATGTCAAGCAGCTAGAGGAGACAATTCAACAATTGCAAAATGATGTTCAAATGGCTAATATCGACTTGTTGAAGTCTCAGACGCACCTGAATAAGGCCAAGGTAGACCAGACGATGGCCGACGTTCATAAAAAGGCAGCGGATACGGTAAAATCTCTTGAAGAGGGGGAACAGACCAGTATCGAGAACGAGATTTTAAGCAAGACAGGTCAAAAAGAAGTGAATATTTATACGTGAGAAAAATAATAGACTTCGAGTGTGTGGCAGGCGAGGCTTCGGCCTCTTCAAAACTGGGGAAGATGGTTATCCACACTTAAGCCTAACGTCTTTATGCAGAGGAGCTTTGATGTATTGATGTCGACAGATCGCCAAAGAAACGCAGACTGCATAAAGGCGGCTTCCCTACAATTACAAGACCGTCTTGATTTTCTTTATCACCTTGTAAGGGATATAAAAAATCAGGGCAAATGGCGTTCCGGGACAAGAATAAGAGTTCAAAAGAGACGGGGAACATTTCATTTGAAAAAACAAAAAAGCAGGAGAAAGGGATATCTTGGGCACGAAGAGGAATGCGTTTCGTTCATGCAAAGTGAAGAAGCTATACGATATGCCGTAGAGAACTTCTTAAAAATCAGAGAATAGGAAAAAACATGGGAATAGTACAGGATATTGAAAATTTAAAAAACGAAATTGCGGACAAATCTGACGAAACTGTAACCGATACAGACGATCAGGCTCTGGACGAACAGGCTGAAGATACGCAGGACACACAAGATCAGGATGTATCTGAAGAAAGTGCTGATGACGATGTAGAGGCTACTGCTAATGATGATACCGTAACGGTGGACAAGGAAGAGAAGCCTGAAGATAACGGGCATATTTTCTCTAAAATGCGTAAGCTCGAGCGCGAGAAAGAAGCGCTTCTTAAAGCTTTGGAGGGTCGTGAAAATTCAGGTCGCCAGTCTGTTCCGCAACAGGAAAAGAAAGAGGATTCCGATCCTGAACCAGACAAGGATATTGATCCCGAGGCTTGGCTTTTGTGGGAAAACAAGCAGCTTCGTAAGGAAGTTTCGGAAGTAAAGCAATGGAAAACGCAGGCGGAGCAGGAACGGACACATAACGAAAACTATCGCCGTGCTGTAACGTATTTGGGCGAAAATGAAAAAGAATTTAGGTCTACATTTAAAGATCCGTTGGAGTATGATGGCGCTACGTCTCATATGATTAATAAAATGAAAGAGGGGGTTAAGTATATTTATCCTTCTGCTAATGAAATTCAGGTTGCAAAGTTTGTGGAAACACAGCTTTTGAATATGGCTGATTCTTTTGCCGGACAAGGGTTGAACCCGTCAAGAGAGCTTTATCTGACAGCTGTTGAAAAATATGGATATGTACATAAACCGGAAGCAAAAGAAGCGCCGAAAAACGCCAGTGTAAAAACAGTTGTTGAAAACAGGAAACGCTCCGCTACGTCTTTGAACGGCGGCTCTTCAAAAGACCGCGTTCTACCGACAGTGAAGGAATTAACCACTGCGCAAGTGGGGATGCTATCAAGGGAAGAGGCTCAAAGATACATGGGGGCATCTAAAAAATAATTTAACACGCTTGATTTATTAATTTTTTCATGTTCTACTATAGATACCACTAATTATAGTGAGGTCTTCGCCGGACTATAAAAACAGGCAGGCTATCAGTAGGCTGGAAATCAACTGACGATCCGGGAAACGTAAGTCCCCATCCGTCAATCCGTGGTCGCGCACGGTCATAAAACGCAGGGTATTCAGACCTAATAATTCTGAGCGACGGTTGAATTGGTTTTAAATCATTCAACAGGAGCTTTTATCATGGCTACAACTCAAATGTTAACCAGCGATCCGCAAGCTGTAGAATTGTGGGAAAAAATTGCATGGTTACAAACAATGCAAAAAACCTATATCGGTGATCTTGCTGACAACGGTGCTTTTTATCACGTTGAAAAATTCAACGGAAAAGATGCAGTCGGAGACCATCTTAATATTGATTATATCGGACGTATAACCGGAGCGCCTTTTGGTGAAGGGGAATCCGTTGACGGTAATGAACAAGCTCTGGATATTAAAAACTTCCAGATGGTTGTTAACGAAACGCGTCAAGCGGTTAAATTCCCGGATCGGGGCATTGAACCTCAGCGTACGAATATTAAATTCGAGCGCGTTGTTCGGGATCTGATTCCACAAAGGGCAGGAGAGCTTGTACAATCCTCTTTTTTCAATCAGGTAACCGGATCAAACCCGACAAGCTTTACATCAACAACTGACGGCGTGACTTATGCAACGACCAGTCACAAGTTGCACGTTCAGGGACACAACACACCTGTTGCGCCGTCAACAAACCGGATTACACGCGCCGGATCGAGCGTAACAACTGACGAAGGGCTTGGATCAACAGATGTGTTCAACTACGGCCTGCTTGATACTGTCCTTGAAAAGAACGATATAAGCCTTCAGCCTATTATGGCGCTTGATGATGGTTATCTCCGTCTTTACATTGACCCGTACAGCTTTACAAACCTGAAGAGGGATGTTACCAGCCCGATACAATGGGGCAACGTGGCGCTTTCTCAAATTCAGGCGGGGCACAGGGATAATCTTCTTGAAGATCGTTTTATGGACAGCGCATCCCGTATGGTTCATTGCGGTATTTATCAAAACGTCAAAATCTTTTCTTGTAAAGACGTTCCGTATGGCCAGAACAGTTCCAGTTCTGCTGTTATTACAACAACAAGACGCTGTGTTCTGATCGGTAAAAACGCGGTTGCTTACGGTTCGCCTTATGGCGGCAAAGCTACAGATAACACTGTTCCTTTGAAAATTATCGAACAGCTATCCGACTACGGCAAACAGAAAGGCGTTGGCTTCGAGCTTTTGTATGGCCTGAAAAAAGTCATTGCAACAGGCGGGGCTTCGACTCCTGAGGACGTAGGGACGCACGTTATTTCAGTTTATTCCGCTGCACACTAAGGGAGATTAGAAAATGACTACACCTAGTATTGTACCAACACGCTATCTCGGGACTGATGCTGATTACTATCAGGCTCCGGGGAAAAACAACGGATCTGTACAGCCTGTACAGGAAACCGTCTCCGTGCCAGATGGGACGGCTTTTACCACAGTTGTTGGCCTTGTTCCCTTCCGCAAGGGCGCAAGCTTTCATGCACCAACATTTTATTGTGGTGATTTTGGCGGCGGTTCGACAACGGCAAGCTTTGGCATTGTCTATGATGACAATTCGACATATACGAACGATGTTGATCTGTTTGCGTCTGCTTCCACGGCTCCGCAATCCGGTGGCTATGTCACGCTTGATGAGCCGGAATGGCTGGACTTCGTTACGGAGGCAGATGGATGGGTCGCAATGACGATCAATACAGCCAACGCCGACGCAACAGCCAACGTGATCTGTAACTTAGGGATAGCCTATAACCTCAGAACTTAATTAGGGGCGACCGTGTTAATTAGCGAGATGAGAACAAGACTTTCAAAACTCATTAAAGACCCGAGCAACACGGTCGTTTCTTCTGCTGATCTTGATCTGGCCATCAATGACAGCCTTGATTACTGGAAGCAGAAGCGGTTCTGGTTCAACGAAGAAGAAGACGCTGCAGTTACTTTGGTTGTTGGTACGGGAGCAGTTTCAGACATGCCGACAAACATTTTATACACTATAAAAAACGGCGGCTTTGTTCTTGATTATCAGGATAGACGTTACGAGGTTCGGAAGATAGCGCCTGCCAGATATGACGCTATGAACAATGAAACTTCTGGAAGACCAAGATATTACACTTACCGGAATGATGCTTATGAGGTTTATCCCTATCCTGATTTAGCCTATACGGGAATTGTCCGCTACATAAAAGATTATGACGATCTTTCCGACAGTAATACGAGCAATGATTTTTCAAATAATGCGCCCCTGCTTCTTTTGTATGATGCTGCTTCCCGCTTA